TTTCTATGGTAACCCCGCTCTTAAAATTAAACAAAAGAAAAATACATTAGTTGCTATTGATACTTCAGGTTCAGTTTCTAAAGATGATTTGAAAGAATTTTTGAGTGAAATTCACCACATATATAAAACAGTTACTGAAATAACTGTTATTGAATGTGATGCTCAAATTGGAAATGTTTATGAATATAAAGGATCATTTAGTGATGATTATAAAGTATCAGGTAGAGGCGGTACCAGTTATGAACCAGTATTAGATTACTTATGGGAACATAAAGACAGATTCCAAAACTTAATTTACCTAACTGATGGTGAATGTTCAGTTAGTACTGCTCCATGTAAGCCTACTTTGTGGGTTCATTGTTCAGGAAGAAGTATTAATGAAGATTTACCAGGTGCTAAAGTTCAAATTAAGGCATAATGGAAAATATACATGTGTTAGATAATGACACTGTTGAACTATTAACTAACATGTTTAATAGTGAAGACCAGGATAATATTAGAATGGGTTTAGCTATTCTTAATAATGCTGATTTCACTGATGTGAACATAGCTGAGTTTGTTAATCAGCTAAATAATAAATGTTGGGGTTTACACTTCGCATTATTCACGAACAATAAAAATGAGATTCGTGCTCGGTTCACTTATATAATAGTCACGAGCAATATTATGGTATCAGAAAAGTATATAATAGTTGAGGACAGTTCAGATTTTGATAATGGAGAATGGTTTCCATATGAACCATATAATGACCTCAGTGATGATTTTAAATTTAAGTATAATTAAAAAATAAAGTAAATGGCAAAAAGTAGTAAAAAACAGAACGCGTCCGTATCATTAAATGTTAATGAATTAAAGGACTTCTTGAAACACATTATTGATAACAACCGTTATCTACAAGAAAACAATAAACCAATGGTATCAACCGAAGTTATAGGTGATAGCGGTATTGGTAAAACATCTTCTATCGTCCAATTAGCAGACGAATTAGGTTTGAATTTCGTTAAGTTAAACTTAGCTCAAATTGAGGAAATAGGTGATTTAGTAGGTTTTCCAATTCGTCAGTTTGAAATGAAAGATAAAAAAGTGACTGAATGGGTAGATGAAAATTCAGTTGAGGACTATCGTAAGAAAGGATTTGAATCAACAGGTTTGAATCGTATGAGTTACTGTCCACCTGAATGGATTAGTGGTAAAGCAAATGGTGGTATTCTATTATTGGATGACTGGAATAGAGCTGATATGAGATTCATTCAAGCTGTAATGGAACTAATTGACCGTCAACAATATATTAGTTGGAAGTTACCTAAAGATTGGCATATCATATTAACCGCTAATCCTGATAATGGAGACTATTTAGTTAACAGTATTGACAACGCTCAGAAAACAAGATTTATTAGTGTTAACTTAAAGTTTGATCTTAAATGTTGGGGTAAGTGGGCTGAACAAGCTAAACTAGATGGCCGTTGTATTAACTTTATGTTGATGCATCCAGAACTAGTTACTAAGGAAGTTAACAGTAGAAGTGTTAGTATGTTCTTTAATAGTATTAGTTCACTTAAATCGTTTGAGGAATCATTACCATTAATTCAAATGATTGGAGAAGGTAGTGTTGGTTCTGAATTTAGTACTTTGTTTACTATGTTCATTAATAATAAATTGGATAAGATGATTTCACCTGAAAATATCTTGTCACAAGATGAAACATATGTTATGAACACACTTAAGAGTTTAGTTGGTAAAGATAAAGATTATAGAGCTGATATTGCGTCAACATTAGGTACAAGGGTGTCTAACTATTTAGAGTTTTTCTCAAAAGAAAATACTGTTGAGAAACCACTTATTGAACGTATCAGTAAGATTGTTACCGAGAAAATATTTGCTACAGATGTTTGTTATAATATGGTTAAGTCAATTTATAATAGCAATCCAAGTAAATTTAAGTTAATGATGTTGAATAAAGAATTAGTGAAATATATAACTAAATAATATGGCAGACATAAAACGTATAACAAATGAACAAGCACACTTTTATAAGTTGTTAGACTCAGATAAGTTATCACCAGAAGAGATCTGTAGGAAATCAGTTGCCTTTACTTTAACTCCTGATCCGGCTAGCCCGGGTTGGGAGTTTATTCATTACTATCAAGATTCTCCCCTCGATCAAAGTGGTAACTTAGTTCCTACCGAGTACGTTTATGTACTTGTGAACAAGTCAATGCCAGATATGGTTAAGATAGGAATGACAATTCGTGAAGTAGAAGAACGAGCAAAAGAAATATCAGGTGCAACAGGTGTTCCTACTCCATGGGTTCCTGTATACTCTTTCAAATGTTTTAACTCATATAAATTAGAACAAGAGATTCATGAACATTTAAATGCTGTTCGAGTTGCGGACAATAGAGAAATGTTTTATATGCACTCTCGTGACGCTATTGACACAGTGAAAAAATTGGGCGATAAGTACACTATAGCTCCGCTTTAAACGGCTATCTCCCATGGTTCATATATATTTATATAACAGTATTTACCCCGTTAAATCCCCGGTAAAGGCCGTTGAGAAAATTTGGATGACCGCTATAACAAGTTTGGAATCCCAGAGATTTTTCCGTATTTTTTTAGAGCACTAAATTAATTAAAATGATTAATAGAGGAATGAATGGAGAAGTAGGAGTAAGAGTATTAACGTTAAGTGACTGTGATTATTGCATGTGGTTGAAAAGTGAATTAGACGCAAAAGGAATATCCTATGTCGACATTGATGCTAATAAAAATTCCGAATTCGCTGACAGTGTTGAGGAGAAATTTAAAACTGGTTTTTATCCTATAGTTTTTATAGACTTAGGTAACGAGATAATTACTATTGTCTCTGAAACGGACTTGGACACTAGCAAAACTCTTCGTACCTATGATACGATAACTGAACTTGTAGAAATTATAAAAACATATATTAAATGAGATACAAACAACCAATTGAGAGAAAGTTAGAACAACTTGAAAACATGTTAAACGGATTTGGAGCTAAATTTTCTGATCCTAACTTTAACATTATGGTCGCTAAAGAAATGCTTAGCATTATGAAAGACAAAATTGAAGAAATTAAAACATTACTTAACTCTGAAGAATAAAAAATTAAATTAGTTATGATAACACCAGAACAAATTCAATCTAACTGGGATAAATTTCTAGGATTTATTGATACCTATATCTCAGGTGAACGAGGTGAAAAACTTAAACAGTTCTATCTTAGACATGAAGAACGATTTGTCATGATGCCTGCATCTCATAAGTCACAATACCACAACTGTTTCCCAGGTGGTTATATTGACCATGTGAACCGAGTAGTTGAAGCTGCTCTTAAGATAGATGCTGTATGGCGTGAGTTTGAAATGGTAGACACCTATACAACTGAAGAACTAGTATTCTCAGCTCTCAATCATGACTTAGGCAAGTTTGGAGATGAACAAAACGCTTCATACATTGAACAGACAGATCAATGGAGACGAGATAAGTTAAATGAAACTTATATGTTCAATGATAGACTAGAATACATGACTGTACCTGATCGTGGTTTATACTTACTAATGACTAATGGTATTGAGTACACTAAAAATGAATTCTTAGCTATCAGAACTCATGATGGTTTATATGAGGAAGCAAATAAAGCTTACTTGATGGGTTTCACACCTGAAACTAAACCTCGTACTTCAATTATGTTTGTAGTTCATCAAGCAGATTTATTAGCCGCTAGAGTTGAATTTGAAAAAGAATGGTTACCTAAATTACTTGGTGAGAAAAAAGTAGAAGAAAAAAAACAAACGAACAATTTTAAATTAAATAAAAACAATTCGGCTGTTAAGCAGAAAGCTCTTAAAACCATGGTTAATCCTGCTTTAGCTGAGCTAATGAAAAACATATGATAATAGGAATTATTTCAATCATACTTTGGGTAGGAACTGTATTCGGATATATTATCTGGAATCTAAACCGCAAAGTAGCCCAACTAGAACAAATTGCTACTCAGCAAAAAATTATTATTGATAGCGTTTCTGCTATAGTAGATGAGTCTGATAAAATGCTTAAATCAGTTGAATTAACTCAAGCATTCCAATCAGATGACCAAATTGGTTTCTTCTTTAAGAATTTACAAAACATTCAAGAGTCATTAAATCATTATCTTAAGAATAAGTAAACATGGCAGAAGAACAAGAAGTATTATTAACGAAGAAGGGGACTGTCCGTAAACGCAAACCTAAGAAGGCTAATGTTTACTTCACTCAAGAAACTGAGGATGCTATTATTGAGTATTTAAAATGTAGAGATCAAGATATAAGAAATAAAATATTCAATGAAAAAATTAATTATTCATTTCATAAACTGGCTGAAAATATTATTCACACGTTTAAGTTTTATTACACAGAAGTGGATACTATTCCTGAGTTACAACATGAGGTGGTGGCCTTTTTATTAGAGAAATTACACTTATATAATCAAAATAAAGGTAAAGCATTTAGTTACTTTGGTACTATTGCTAAACGATATCTTATCCTGTACAACAATGCTAACTACAAGAAGCTAAAAGATAAAGCACCTGTTGAAGCTATTGATGAGGATAAATCAATATTCATTGATATTGTTAATAATAGTACTGATCCTCAAGTTGATGAACTTCCATCATACTTAAAACAATATACTCACTTTGTAGATGTTAATTTATTTGGTTTATTTCCAAAACAGAATGACGCTCGTATAGCTGACGCTATAATGGAGTTATTCCGTAAAAATGAAAATTTAGATATTTTTAACAAGAAAGCATTATATATCTACGTTAAAGAAATGACTGAAGCATCAACACCTCAGATAACTAAAATTATTAAGCGACTAAAAATAATATATGTTACTAAGTATAATGAATACTATGAACATGGTCGTATAACTATGAAGATCTAACTCTTTCCATCTTCCATATTTATATAAAACACCAATATGGATTTTAATCAAGTTTTATTTAAAGATAAAACCTTTTCAAGCTTACTAGAAGATATATACAAAAACGCTAATCGCAAGGAAAAGGAAATTAAAGCATTAATCGATCAACTGAAACCTATGATACAGGAGCCAGGTGACGCGATGATGCTTGTTCCTTTATTGAAAGAATACATGGAATTAGCAATCAAAAATGATGACGCTTTAATTAAAATGGCGGGCATTGTTCAACGTGGTATGAATAATACTGGCGGGAATGATGATAGTGGTATGCTAAGTGAGCGTGACAAGGAATTATTGTTTCAAGAAATTAGTGGTATTAAAATAGAAGAACCTAAACAATTAAGTAATGGGTAAGGAAAATACTATATCAACAGGTACAACTAAAAAGAATAATAGACAAGGACTATCAGTTAATTCTAATAGTTTAAATAATCTATTACCTTCATCTACTTATCAGTTTGGTTTAGTGATAGGTGTTAATCCTACAACTAAAGAAATAATTTATAACGCTATTGAAGATAATATAGCTGTTAATAAACAAGGTAAAGCTCTACCATTATATAAAAATAAAATACAATTACCTGATATAGGATATGTTGTTCCATTATTAAGAGGACCAAGCACTGACATCAGTGTTAATGGTGGACAATATAGTAAAACTACTTATTATTTAGATCCTATAGGAATATGGCAAACAGTTGAAGAAAATAAAATTGAAAAATCTCCCTCAATGTCACCTAATACTCCAACAGCTGATGTTAATAAATTAAATATTAAACTAACTGAATTAGGTATAGTTAATAACTCAAA